AGGTTTTATAGATTTCAACCGGGCTTTCCTTAAGGTCAACGTGCAACTCTTTACACATGGAAGCGTAGGAGGTGCGAATGCTGAATTTATATGTGGGATATTTCTCTTTCACATATGCCCGGACAATCTGGGCAACTTCTTTTAAGCTGCGGTCCCAGTCGTGGCGGGCACCTTCCCATCCGAACTGGGTATAAAACTGGCGGCGGGTGCTGTCTGCGGTTTCCTGAACCGGTGTGCCGGTCTCGGTTTCTTTGCGGTTTTTCCAGATTGGGAAAAGTGCGTCATACTCTACATTGATTTCTTTCATGGTCTCAACGTCGCCGCCGTTGTCGGGGTGGTTGGCCTTTAACAGGGCTTTGTACTGTGCTTTCAGATCGTCATAGCTTTTTACATTTTTAAAATACTTTGTCATATCTTTACCGCCTTTCATGTGGTGCTGTATTTGTTTTGTTGATATTATGGTATCACTTTATAAAGTGATAGTCAAGTGCTTTTATAACTTTTTTTAGTGATATTTTTGGATTGACTTTTAAATAATCATATTGTATATTGATAAATAATAGGAGGAGTAGAATGTTAAAATATAAAATAGATGTGGCAGATGCCTTAGAAAGAAAAGGGTTTAATCTGTATAAAGCCAAAACAACAAAGCTTTTAAGTCAGGATACATTAAAGAAACTACAGCGAGAGGATACCAATATTTCATTGGAGAGTCTTAATAAGGTATGTTTAATTTTGGATATGCAGCCGAAAGATTTAATTGAGTTTAAGGCAACCCCAGAAGAGGAAGAAACAAAAAAGAAATATAACTTTTGAAAAATGTCTTGAAAGTAACTTTGAAAAGTTATAAAATATAACCATGAAAGGACGTGGTTAAAATGCGGATTGAGTACAGTAAAAAAGCAGCAAAATATATCAATACTTTAGACCGCCCTACGAAGCAACGAATTAAAGTAGCTATTGAGGGGTTGACAGAGCAGCCACCGAAAGGTGATATAAAGACGCTACAGGGCTTTACAGACGGAAGAAAGCGTTTAAGGGTAGGAAAATATAGAATTATATATAATTATCTTCCAAGCGGTGAAATAGAGATATTGTATATTATCAATGTGGATTCAAGAGGGGATATATATAAATAATCCCAGAAAGGAGTAAAATATGAGCACAGCGACCAAGCAGGCAATTGACCTTATGGAGATTCTGCCAGAGAGTGAACAGAACTTTGCGCTTGAATTTATAAAAAAATTAGTTCTTGCATGGGATCCAGATTTTACAAAGCTGACCCCGGCAGAACGGGCAGAGCTGGAAGAGGCTAGAAAGGAAATTGAGAACGGGGAAACAGTTCCCCACGAAGCTATTAACTGGGATTAACCACGAGAGCCGCCAGAAATGGCGGTTTTCATGTGGGAACAATCGCCTTTTTTGGTGTGGATTGAAATATGCGGGAATAAAAAAGAATAGTGTATTTAACCGGGTAGCTGGGGGACGGGTGAAGTGCACTCACCTTCCGGCTATCCTGTTAAGTACATTATACCAGATTCCAGAGTATTGTCAAATTTTTATGGTTGACATTCTGGAAGATGTATGTATTATAATATATCAAAGGTCATTCACTCATGAATGTGGATTGAAATACATAATTGTGGAGTGGTAGCATATAATTAAATATATAGCCGCTGGGACTCGGTCCCCTAACCGGCTTGAGATGAGTTGAAAGGCATCCAGAACGTATATAGCGTTTTGGGTGCTTATTTTTGTTTCTGGGGTGATTTGATGCTCTGCAATAATTTTGAATGTGTATATCTGGTAGGCGGTGAATGCGAAGAAATGGGCGGCGAGTGTATCCCGGATATTTGCGAAAACTGGGGCGAGTGTATCAGCTGCCAGAAACAGGCTGGGCCGGATGATTGCTGGAAGGATCCGGAGAAGTAGAAGCTGATCGGACCAGATCAGGGGCGAATATATAGACATAGGCCGTATATAGGAATGATTGGAGGTATAGACGATACATGAAAGATAATACAGTAAAGACCAGTGACGGTATAGAAGTATATACGCATGAGATATATAGATTATCTGATGAGTATATCAGAACAGAGCTTAATAATCCTGATGATATATATGACGTATCTGTATTTACTGGAATGATCTTGTATATCTCTGATAATATCCAGAAACCTAGTAATGATGATATACAGTTATTGGACGATATATTTAATATATATATAAGGCTCTGTTGTAAGTATAGAATATTACCTACTTTAGAATGTTTTGGAATGTTGATTAATGTTAATCCTAGTACATTCAGTAAGTGGGTAAGTGGAGAATATAGGACACAGTTATATTATGACTTATCTGGTAACAGGATATTGGATATAAATACATGGAGATTAGGACATAAAGGAGAGGAATATAGGACGGAGCCCAGCTCATTGCACAGCCAAGCGGTCAAAAAATGGAAGGATATTTGCAAAAATTTTTTGGTCAATTCCTTGTCCAATTCCAGGGGCACAGATGCAAATAAAATCTTTATAGCTAAGGCTGCTTATGGCATGGTTGAGACCGCACCGGCGCTGATCCAGAACCCAGAGCAGGCGCAGCGCAGCATAGAGCAGATTCAGCAGGAGAGGGCCGCAAGATTGGGTGAGACAAGCACAAAAGAGCTTCCCTCGGCAGATTTTTGACATGATTTGTACATCAGACGCGGACAGAAGCGAGAGACAGATTCAAAAGCACCGTGAAAGTGCACAAAACCCTTGAAAATCAGGCAAAAACAGCGCCTAACGTGTCGTGAAATTACCCTTTTGCGACTCGAACTATAGTTCGATATAAATTTCAGGAGAAAACGAACCCACCCCGGGGGTATATAGGGAAATGGCCCTGGGTGCCTAAATGAGTCGGTCAACCAGATTTTTAACAAAAAATCCCCTCCCAGAAACGAGGTCTATATGATTTACAGGCTAAAAAATACCAAACATGGATACGACATAACAGATGCAACCAATGAAGATTTTCAAAATTTGGTTAAATCGTATCCAGAGAAAGTGAATTGCATTATCTGTAATAGGGATACAGCTAAGCATTTTAGAATTGGTCTTTTGGGTAGCAATATCATTACGATTAACAACAGCGTTCAAGATGATGTGGTATTCATCAATCACCGGTTTTGAGGGAGGGGTTATGAAAGTATATATTACCAAATACGCATTAACACAGGGTATTTATGAGACGGAAGCCGAAGAGTGTGGTGCGGAATTTAAAGGAATGATAAGGACGGGAAAGGAATACTCGTCGTATTACCATGGCGAGGGAAAAGATTGGCATCGGACAAGGGAGGGCGCTATTAAGCGGGCTGAGGAAATGCGGGAGAGGAAAATTCAGTCACTTAGAAAGCAGATTCAGAAGCTGGAAAATTTAAAGTTTGAGTAAGGAGTCAGAAATGCGAGTCATATCCCAAAACAGAATGTATTCAGTGAACTTCGATAATGTCATCTTCTGGCGGCAGTATGAAATGATTTATGCCAAGGTCGGAAATGAAAATTTGATTTTCGGTCAGTATGAATCCGGGGAGCGCGCAGCGGAAGTATTTTTGGATATACATAACGCATATGCTCCGGTCGGTATCATTGCGACGAATCTCAATGAAGCGCAGATTGAACCATTCATCGGTTCCGAGAATGTAAGCATAAATGTTATCCAGATGAACGACCTTGCATCAGAGATTACGACTATGACAATTATGTTTATTGGATGCCGGAGAAATAGGCGTTCCAAAATTTTTCAAAAAATAAAAAAAGGGGGGTAGGTATGACCAGGAAAGAATTTGCACAGATGCTTGACGGAAGAGAATACGGCTATCCGCAAATCTCGAAAAATGAGATTGAGATAGCGAAAGATAATGGTTTTGTTATTGTCTGCGGTGCTTCAGATGATCTTATGGAAATTGAGGGCGCTATTTGTGACGAGGGTGGCTGCTTCGACGGTGGGCCGGTTTACTTTAACCATGACGGAGTGATTTGCCAGGAGGATGATGCGGATCCGGAAGAGTGTAGTAAAATCAATGCTCTGTGGTGTGATGCTAAGGATGAAAAAGGTAATGTTGCCACTTGGGCCTATGAGACCGATATTCCGCATGAAGCTTTTAAGATTTGGGAAAATGGTGGGTTATATTGTATTGGCATTGTTTTCTCGATTGATGATGTTAAACCATAGGGAGGTAAATGCGCATGATTGTTTTGAATTCTATTGTCTCAACTGTAAATGTGGTGCTGCTGGTATTGATGTTCTTGTTTTGGCGACAGGAGTAGACGAAGACTGGTAGATATGGATTCTCTTTTTTGATTTTTCTGCTGGCAGCGAATACAGCGCTGATCTGGGTGTAGGGAGGAAAATAGAGTGGCTAATGTAAAGACATTTAGAAAAATAATGCTTGCAGAAAAGTTAGATTATGGGGACAAGGCAATTTATGCAATTTTGTTTGCTGTTAATAATGGCTGTGAAATACATGGCTTGACACAATATGACATTTCCAATTTGGCTGGTATGACACTTAAAACTTTAAAGAAACACATTAAAACATTGAGAGAATTAGGAATTATTGAGATAAGTAAAGAACCTATAAATTCCTCTCGCACAAGAAATAATGTGTATATATTACCAGTTTTTTAAATTTCTATGAAACATATAGCGGCTTCTTGGTAAGTATTGGATGCACATTAAAGGAATCTCCGGCAGGAATGGGGATGTACGATGTTGCAGAGAAAATTCTGAACGGTTTGATCGGAAAGGAATAATACATTGTTGATTACATATTCCGGAATTATTCTGTTCCAGCTTGTGGAATGGATTAAATTCATAAAGACAAGAAGTCCTGTCATGCAGGCAAGGTCGCTACAGGTCACTGGGCGTGAGGTTGCCTACATCTGTCTGCGACAGAGGCATCCGGTATAGCTGGGGCACATATCAGTGAAATTATGCCAGAGGTCCGCTGAAAATTATTGAATATGGAAAACCTCTAGGTGAATTTATGGCATGAAGGTATCTGGTATGTGCGTATAAAAAAAGAAACTTGTAAATCAAACTTAATTCGATTTTGCCAAATGTTGCGAAACACCATGCAGTTTACAATCAAGCTCCACGGTTAGGAAAACTGCTTGTAGTCGGCAGACGTGCCGCCTGCATGGTGATTCAAAAAATATAGCAGGGTGGAGCAGTTCGGCAGCTCGCCAGAGTCATGATCTGGAGGTCGTGGGTTCAAATCCCACCCCTGCAATTTTAGTAGTCGTTTCTGGTGTTGGAGCGTGGATTGAAATAAATGTCTGGTTGGTTGAAAAATTCAAGACAGGAAAATTTCTACCGAAATGCGGTCTGCAATAAATTGCATGAGCAGCCGCAGAAAACTTTATCCGTGGTGATGAACGATACCGTGATTGCAATAGTCGGTAGGCAGCGGATTGTGTGCCGGAAGTAATTTTCCCTGGCGTCCAGGGTAGGTAGTTTATAAGGCATACACTTTGACAAGAACAGAGAGAACTGTCAAAACGTCAGCCGCTATTGCGATGCGGGATATAAATACGCAGCGGCGGCCCCAGAATGAGATTCCGCCGCATCTTGGAAAGTAGCTCAATGGGTAGAGCAGCGGTGCGCACCATAAAACAGGGAGAGCAAGATTCTGGTTCGAGCCCAGACTTTCCAATTTTTCCACCAGACAGGATAGATACTCACTTGTCGAGTCCTGTAAAAAACTTTTCCGTAGAGATAAGACCAATGGCCGTGAGAAAGTGATAGTCGGTGATTACGGAATATTCCCGGAAGTATATTATGAGTCCAGCGCCATTGCGGCGATATAAAGTCTGGCAGGTGGTTTTATAAGGGGAAATGCCCGCATAGCTCAATTGGCAGAGCAACCGCCCTGTAAGCGGTAGGTTCTCGGTTCAAGTCCGAGTGTTGGCTTTGAACATTGATAATTGAATATTGGTGGTTGGAGTGGTACAATATCTCTGAGGTGAAAAGGATGTGTAATGATATAATATCAGCATTTGCCACTTGCCTTAATGTTTTTGGAACGATATTTGCAGTTTTATGTATTCTAAAAATGTCATTTAAAGATGCAATGCAAACAAGAAATGCATGGAACCTTGACCATGGGGAATTGGGTGCTTTAGAACAAAGATATTATGCGCGGTCGGGAATTGGAGTTATTGTTGTTGGATGTATTCTTCAATTATTTGCGATATTTAAGAAAAATATGTCTGTAACATATTGTTTAATTTTATCAATATCAGCAACAATAGTAGTGGTGGCCATTATATTGATTGAGAGATACAAAATGAACCGAGATAAAAAACGTGCTAATAAAGAAAATCCATAGTTTACCAACCATCAATATTCGGTGGTTGGTATTTTTTTGCGAAAAAGAGGTGTGTCATGGGATTACGGATTTCTGTGCTGAAAATGATTTATTTGTTGGTTCGCATAATTTATGCGTGTTACGCCGGATATAAATTTTTGTCGGGCGACAAGAAAGACCTTTCCACATTTTGGTACGGAATTTTACTTATAGCGCTGTTAGTGTGAGGTGAGAAGATAATGGATTATATTATTGCGATCGGTTTTATTGTTGGAATGGCAGGTATGATTGTCACAAGTATTTGGCAGACAAAGAAAAACTGTAAAGAACAACGGATGCGTTCGCAGGTGATTTATATGCTGTTCAAGGAAGTGAAGCGGTATAATGACAAAACTTTTGGCGAGGTGGGTGAATCATGATTTACACTGAAGAGATGAAGCGCCAGATCAACGCCGCCGGATTCCAGGTGATCGAGTTCAAACGGTTTGTGAAGCGTCTGAACTTAGCTTTGGAGCAGGTCGTGAGTACCGTAAAGAAGATTTTGGCGACCATATCTGAAATTATTTCTCGAGCAGTGAATAGTATGAAAGAACTTTTTGACAGCACATTTGTGCTAGAACTGAATCATCAACTTCGCAAAATGTCACCGAAGCAGCGATACAAATTCTGCCGGAAGCTGGGTGTTGAGAATTACCAGTGTTTTTTCCAGCGCAGACATATTTACAGGGCAAGGAGCTGTTGTTGATATGACAGAGTACAGAGCGGTTTATAAATGCCGATTATGTGGAGAAGTATTTGAAAATGGTAGAACGGGTATAGGGCACGCTGTAGGAATAGGAGTTAGGCTGACAAGAGAAGATAGTTTTGGCGAGGGTAATCTTTATGGCCTACGACATATAACACATAACTGCAAAGACGGTTCGCTTGGATTTGCCGACTATCAGGGATTTAGGAAGGTGGAATGACATGCAACCAGTAGATTTTCCAGAAAGAAATTGTACATACACAGCAGATAAATGCTTGCCGCTTCCGGCTTGCCGACAGATGAATGAAGAATTTCAGACTATTGAGGTGATTTCCTGTCATGAGCTGACCGATGAAGAAATTGTGCTTATGCTGAAGCAGATTAAGGCGGGCCAGAGACCAGCGATTTTCTTGTCAGTGATTGGCGTTCAGCCGCCGGTGGCATTGTGGGTGAGGGAATGAAAAATGATAACACCAGAAATGATTCCAATAATTGAAAAAGCATTTGGATTTCAGCTTTACGATTGGCAGAAGGATTATATTCTCGGGAGAATAAGCCGCCGAGCAGGTGGACGGCGAAATGGAAATACATTTGCGTATTGTGTGCACCTATTGTTGTCAAATGGAGAGCCAATAAAGCGAAGAGATCTTTGTCAGTATGTTGAAGGAATACATGGAGCAGCTTATCACCGATGGTTTGTCGGGTACTGCATAGAGATAGACAAAGTTTTGAAAGATTCTGGATTAAAAACAAGACTTATAGATTGATTTAGCCCGAACGTCCCCGAACGTCAGCGCAGTAAGGAGTTGACGGATAGTGGGAGTTTCAGGGCAGACCAAGGATTTAGCAAATAGAATAAAGAACCATATCAGCCAGTATGATGTAAATTACTTGGATTTGGCTGATCTTTTGGACATTGCCGTCTGTACTATGGATAAAGAAGATGATGTGTCATGGGCTCTGAAGGTCACGGACTACATAAAACAGTGTTGTGATTATGGGATTGCAAATGGTATTGATATTCTGCAGCTGGATGCTCTGGAATGGAAAACTCTGAAATGTGAAGCTCCATATCGGTTTGAATCGTTTTTGCTGTACATGGAGAAGAACCGGCCAGAGGATGAAAAATTCTATCAGCCGAGAGTAAATCCATTAAGACGTGTGGTGCAGGCGGTTCAAGAGCTGGCAGATGATAAGTTGGATGAGCTCTTTATCAATATGCCATCCAGAGTAGGGAAAACCCAGATAGTAAAGTTTGCTTTTCTGTGGTTCGGTAGCCGAAATTCGGAGCTGTCCAATTTATATACTGCCTATTCGGATAAGATCACCAAAGCATTTTACACCGGATTGCTGGAATTGATAGAAGACCCAACATATACATATCGAGAAATTTTCCCCGACATTACCATCGCCAAAAGAAATGGTGATGATTTAACCGTAGATTTGACCAGGATTAAAACTTATCCGTCATTCACATGTCGATCTATTTATGGTACTTTGAATGGTTCCTGTGACTGTAATGGTCTGGCGGTGGCTGATGATTTGTTCAGTGGTATTGAGGAGGCTGTTAGTCCAGATCGGCAGGAAACCGTTTGGGGGAAATTTGATAATAATTTCATGAAACGTCTGAAGCGAAAGGCAAAGCTGATCAATATGGGCACCCGTTGGGCGCTCGGAGATTGCCAGGGGCGCAGACGGAACTTGCTGGAGACGAAAAAGGAGTTCAGAAACCGGAGATATAAAGTAATCAGTATTCCCGCATTAGATGAAAATGACGAAAGTAATTTTGATTATCCTTTCGATCTTGGATATAGCACAGAAGATTATCATATGTCCAGAGCATCATTCGAGGAAAATGATGATATGGCTTCTTGGTATGCGCAGTGTCAACAGGAGCCGATTGAGCGGCAGGGGGCATTGTTTACAAGCGGGGATATGAAGTTCTTTACACCGGAAGATTTGCCCGAGAGAGAACCGGACAGAATCTTTATGGCTGTAGATATTGCATATGGCGGCGGAGATTATGTGGCTTCTCCTATTTGCTATCAGTATGGTGATGAATATTATATTGTTGATGTGATTTTCGATGATGGAGATAAGTTTGTAACGAGACCGAGAATCCGAGATAAGATATTGGAGCATAAAGTTCAGGCTGCTCAGTTTGAGGGAACAATCACAAACTCTGATTATTATGAGTGGATTGAAAATGAGCTTCGTAATAAGGGATATCGCCTGAATATGACAATGAAACCAGCGAGTACAAGGCAAAAGAAAGAGTATCGAATCAGAGATAGAGCTCCAGAAATAAGGGAGATGTTCTTTTTACAAAGTGATTTCCGAAGTAAAGAGTATCAAAAGTTCATGCAGAATGTCTTTTCATTCAAACTGAATGGAAAAAATAAGCATGATGATGCTCCGGACAGTTTGGGAATGTTGTGCGATATGAGAATGGGTTCATATGCAGTTTGTGAAGCGATGAAAAGACCATATTAGGAGGGTTAAAGAGTTGGAAGAGATTTGTATGGAGGGGTATCATAAGCTTGCTGCTGCGGTTGTCCAGAAAGCGGTTGAGGATTATACGAATGCATTGAAACGAGTGCGCAGAAATCCGTATGATATAGGTGCAAACAGAATAATCAATGACTGTGAAAGATTCTTTAATGATGAAATAGCAATATATTCCGATCTGGACGGAGCTGCAATCATGTGCGCAGTGCGAAAGCGTATTGGTATGGGAGGTTAGACCGTTGGATAAATCAATTTTGTTATCATATAGAAAAAATAAAAAAGAGCTGGTCGCAATCGACATGGCATTGGAAAAACTTGAGGATCAGCTTGATGAGCTTCCAGTAGTATGCGGAAGAATCACAAAATCTGGCAAGGAATTCCCATATATAGAAGAACATGTGGTGGTCCAAATGATTGATCCGAGGGAAGCTGACATAATCAAAAAAAGGATGTATGAAAAAACTGTGAGAAAGACAGTCCTTTTAAAAGAGATAAAAGAAGTGGAGGATTTTATTGATTCTATGCCTGACGGGATAGACAAGGAAATATTTGAGATGCTTTATCTTGACGGGATGACACAGCGGGAAATTGGAGAATGTATAGGTTTGGAAAGAAGTGCCATATCTAAACGTGTGGACAGGTATCTTGAACTTTCACACGATTCACATTTTTGATGTGATATCATTACAATGAGAAAAGTGTAAAGGCGAGAAACAGCCGATTACACAAAGCTATGAAACACCGACTTTGAGTATTCATTGCCGGTGTTTTTAATTTGCCCGGAAAGGAAGTGGGTACAGTTGGATTCTCTCTGGCACGAAAACCGTAAGAAATTCCATATGGTTTGCCATGGTCATTATGGTAGAAAGATGATTGTCAGCAACCGAAAAAAAATTTCTTCCGTTGCAGAGGCTCTTGAGGAACTGAATAAGGCGCTGCCGATTCACAACCAGAATCGCAGGGAGATTGATTATCTGTATCACTATGTTTCTGGTGACCAACCGATTTTGTATCGCAAGAAAGATGTTCGCCCAGAAATTAAGAATGATATTGTTGAAAACCATGCCTGGGAAATTACCCGGTTTGCCATGGCGCAGAACTATGGAGAGCCGATTCAGTATACCAGCGTCAATGATTCATCTGAAAAATCTGGCTTAATCGACCAGCTGAACAATTATATGAAGACTCGAAGCAAGGATTATCACGATATTGTGCTTGGAGACTGGCAGAGCACCTGCGGGACTGCATATCGGGAGACCTGGAGTCTGAGAAAAGATGAAGTTGATGAGGGTGAGCCGATGTTTGATATTGAGTCACCGGACCCGCGATACAATTTCATCATTTATTCTTCAGCAAAAGGGAAACCGCCGTTGATGTCTGTGTCCATCCAGAAAGATGAACAGGACAGAACGGTGTATTACTGCACAACAAAAAACTGGGTGTATTGCATCCGGGATAATAAACTGGTTCGGGAAGAATCTTCAATCAACGGACATGGGCGCATTCTTCTGGTGGAGTTTCCGAACAACCCGCGCCGGTTGTCTGATGTGGAAATTGTTATTACCATGCTGGACGGCATCAATAATATTCAGTCGAACCGGATTGACGGCGTGGAGCAGTTTGTCCAGGCGTTCATAAAGTTTGTGAACTGCGAAATTGATGAAAATACATTTTTGAAGATGTGTAAGCTGGGTGCACTGACAGTAAAAACAGCAAATCCATCATTTCCGGCGGACGTGAGCAGCGTTTCCAGCGAGTTGAATCAGGAGCAGACGCAGACCTTGAAAGATGATATATACAAAAATGTGCTTATCATTGAGGGGATGCCCAGTCGGGAGCAGAATACTGGCGGCGATACCGGACAGGCCGTGTATCTTCGGAATGGCTGGGATTTTGCAGAGCAGCGAGCGAAGATTGATGAGCCAGTCGCAAAACGTTCGGAGCGAGAGTTTTTGAAAATCGTTCTGAATATTCTGAAAACCAAACAGCAACTTTCTGGATTGACGATTTCAGATATTGACATCAAGATTACCCGGAATAAGACGGATAATATGCTTGTGAAAGCGCAGGCATTGATTTATTTGCTGGAAAAGGGGATTCATCCAAGGATTGCGATTCAGACATGTGACCTCTGGGGAGACCCGGAGAAAACATATACCCAGTCAAAGCCGTATCTGGACGCTTTGTATAAAACAGCAGCTGAAAAGCAGGCAGAATTGGAAGCAGAACAGAAACATAGCCTTGCATTGGCTTCTGCCACGACGAAGGGCGGTGATGAGCCTTGATTGAGGTGAGATGTAAAGGATGTGGGCGGCTCCTGGGTAAGTTTGAGGGCAAAGGCGAAGTGAAGTGTCCTAAAGTTGGTTGCGGTGGCAGAAATATATTTGATACTGTGACTGGCGAGCAGCGTTTTATCAGGAAACCCAAAGGCATTGAGTTAAAAGACAGAAAGACATCCAGTGGGGTTACCTACTGGTAGTTATATTTTGCAGGCCCGAGCGTAAGACGGCAGGAACTAAGCGGAGCGCCCCGTGTTAAAAAAGTGTATGTTCCGATGTGAGAGGAGAAGAAAATGACAAGAGAGCAGATCAAAGAGCAGTTCCCGGATGCTACGGATGAGCAGATCACAGCAATTCTGAACATCAATGGAACTGATCTGACAGAAGCAAAAAAGAAAAATGTTGACCCCAAAGTGCTGAAACAGCTTCAGGAGGATTCGGCAGCCTATAAGAAATTGCAGGAAGCCGGACTGACGGATGAAGAGAAGATCCAGAAAGCATTGAAAGATGCGGAAACTTCTAAACTTGATTTTCAGAAGAAATCCAATCGTTTGGATGTGGAAAAGATCTTGGTTTCTGCCGGGCTGACAGAGGATGATTACAAA